GTGGTTCACGCGCGAGCAGGGCGCGGCATCGCCGCGCCCTGGCCCATTACTGGGCGACGTAGGTGTTGATGACGCCGAAGTCCTCGACCGCGCCGGCCTCGTAGATCGAACCGAACTTGGGCTTCAGGAAGCCCAGGATCTTTCCGATGGAGATGCCCTGCTGGTTGTCGTAGTCGAAGCCCTTCTCGTTCCATTCGGCGTTGCCGATGTCGGCCATGCCGAGGGCTTGCGCGCCGCAGAAGATGATCTGGGAGCCTTCGACCGTGCCGCCCGCGCCGTACTTCGAGCCCGAGGCCGCGCCCACCGTGTTCGGCACATGGCGGAACTCGTGCAGGTAGATGCCGTCGATCTTGACCGTCGCGCCGGTGAACAGCGCGTCGTTCTTGTCGGCTTGGGTCGAGTGCCGCAGGTTCTGCAGGTACGTCGGGTCCAGCTTCAGCTTGGCCATCGCGTTCGGGGTGAGGAAGGCGTGGTAGGTTTCCTCGCCGCCGGCCGCGTTCACGCCACGGATGTAGCGGTTCTTGGCGTAGGCCTTCAGGTTGACGAACAGCTCCCAGGTCGGGGTGTCGGCCGCGGTGACGGCGCTGGAGGCACCGCCAGCAACCAGGGCCAGGTTGGTCTTGTCCCAGCGCAGGCGACGGCCGGCAGACGGGGCGCTGACGTCGGCGGCGAACTCCAGGAACGGGAGGTCCGAGCCAACACGCGTGGAGCCGTCGGGCTTGAGGGAATACGACCGGCCACCGAGCGTCAGGAACGCCATCTGGTCGATACGGTCGGCCAGCCAGTAGGCCAGCACGTTGCGGCTGTTGCCGCGGAACTCGACCACCGACTTCTGGTCGGCCATCTTGCCCTCGTGGCGGTTGGCGTGACGCAGCTGGTCGATGCGGATGACCTGGTCGAAGGTCTGCATCGACTCTTCGTTGCCTTCCAGCGTGCGGTCGCCTGCGACGCCGTCACCGGTCAGGTCGGCCAGCAGCGTGATCACTGCGCGGGCGCCCTTTTCGCTCTTCTTGAGCTCGGTGATGTGCTGGATCAGCGCGTTCGGGCCGTTGCCCATGAACCGGTTGACGAAGCTCATGTTGCGAGCCTGCTTCCACAGGTCCATCGACCAGATGGTCTTCTGCTCGGCGGTCAGCAAGCCGAAATTGGTGAGTGCCATGACAGGCCTCCTTCTCGAAATCGAAGTTAGATAGACGACTGGTTCTGCCGAATCTCGCCTCGACTTGCGAAGGTGAAGCTGCTGTCGTTGAGCTTCGATCTACGTTAGATCGAACTCTACACGAAAAAGAGCCGGCACAAGGCCGGCTCATGAAGGCGCGCGGGTGCGCGCCGGAGACAAGGGGTGCGGGTCAGGCGATCTTGGTCAGCGTGAAGCCGCCACTGACGCCGAAGTTCACCCAGGTGAACTTGTCCGGGTCGCCGTTCCACGACACCGAACCGTTCATGTTGACCGTCACGTCGTAGCCGTCCGGCTGCGGGCCGAGCAACGCGAGGAACGCATCGGCCGCGGCCAGCGCCTGGTCGCGATCCTTGGCGTGGACGGGCTGCGGCTTCACGACCTGTTCGTCGAACTTGGCGGCCAGCGCCTCGCGGGCGGCTTGGATGTTGATGGCGACGACGCCGATGGAATAGCTCATGGTGATCTCCTTCAGGGGTGGGTAGGCCAAGCAACGGAGTTGCTGAACATGCGGGTGATAGGTACGTCGGTCTTCGAGCGCGTAATGACGTGGATACGGCCGGTGAGGAGCACGCGCAGGCGCGCGCCGAGCGAGAACTGCACGACTACGTGGGTTTCGACGTAGGCTGGCGCGAAACCGTCCATCTCACGCATCTCGGGCAGCGCCGGGGCCGGGAACAGCCAGGCAAGCAGGCGCCTGGTGGGCGCCGCGCAGAACGCCTGGCTGGGCTGCTCCTCGCCGCGCAATAGGTCGGTGATTTCGCCGACCTTCGCCTGGCGCCGTGCGGCACGATCGCGGAGCCAGCTCATTTCGTGGCCCTGACGAGGCGGCGCGTCAGCACCTCGCTGTACTGCTGCATGGCGAGCAGTTGTGCGCGCTGGTCCTGACGTTCGTCGGCCGGCAGTGCATTGAAGCGCTCGGTGCCGATGAAGACCTGGAGGCGGCTCAGCTTCTCGTTGAGGTCGTGCAGCTCGATCCGCATCCGGTCGGCGAAGGTGGTCTCGACCACTGCGGCGTAGGCCCGCTCGAACACGTCGAGCGGCGACCAGCTGATATAGCCGATGTGCTTCGGGTGGTTCGGCTTGCCGCCGTCGACATACTCGACCAGGTAGCCGAGGGCGTCAGGGTTCTCGTCGCCCGACATATCCCAGCCGCGGTACTCGTTGTACTCGCGGAGCGGCATCGGTCGTGCGAACAGTTCCTTCGTGCCGCGGTAGCGGGTGAAGCCTTCAGGTGCGCCGCTCATGCTGCGCTCCCGTGAAGCTGCTCACGCAGTGCGTAGCCCATGAGCGGCCACAGCTCCTGCTTCGCGTTGTCGACGGCGACCTTCACGCCAATCTCGGCGTTGTCGTTCTCGGACGAGACGGCAGCGGAGGGGCGGCCGGTGACGGCGAAGCCGTTCTTCGTCGTCAGGATCGCCCACCGCAGCACCTGGCCGCTCTTCGAGACGTGCTTGAGGATCTCGACGTCGACGATGTTGGCATTCAGTTCGTCGGTGGTGATGCGCGGGGCGGTCAAGCCCTTGGCCACGGCGAGCGCGTCGATACCGGCGTCGTCGAGTCGTGGTGAAGCGATGTTGTGCATGAGAGCTCCTCGGGTTAGGCCGCCGGGTGGTGAGAATCTGGCTGCAGGCGTTGGCCGCCTGGTCATAGGTGCTGAAGGCGGCGAGTACGCCCCAGCGGCTGTTCGTCAGACGGTCGACGTCTGCGGAAATGAGGCCCTCGAACGGGTCGTGCGGGTCCAGCCGGAGGGCCAGCGCCTGCAACCACCTGGCGAGGGCGAGGCGCATGGTCAGAGGTCGTCGCCGCGGAGCTTGGCCAGGGCCTTGTCGTCCAATTTCTTGAACTCCTCCTGGCCCATCCTGATGACGTCAGCGCTCTTGAGCGGGCCGCCCGTCTTGTCGCTGTCCGCACCGACGTGCGCAGCGTTCGGCGGCTGCTTGCCGTTGGTCTCCAAGGCCTTCGCCACAGCGGCTTTCTTGCGCTCTTCGGCGGTGGCCTTCGCGAGGTCTTCCTTGTCGACACGCACGTCCACGTCGGTAGCGGCCTCCTGCTTCGCCGTCGCGGGCTTGAGCAGCACCTTGCAGGCTTTCTGCAGTGCGTCGGCGCGGCTGTACTTGCCCGTGGCAACGTAACCGCCCATCAGCTCCAACACGTCGCCGGTCTTCTCCTTGTCGAAGTCCTCGTGGTCCGGGTTGATCACCGGGAATGCGGCTTCGAGGCGCTCGACCGTGGTGTCGTACTTCACGCGCTCGTACGCGCGGGCCTCGGCGGCTTGCGTCTCGAACTGGGCCTGCGTCTGGACGATGGAACGCTCTGTCCGGCGGATCTCGGCCATCTTCGCGGCGGCGTCGTCGACCTTGCCGTCGGCCAGGAGCTTGAGGTACTCCTTCTCCATCACGACCACGTTGGCCTCGGCCTTGGCGATGTCCTCGTTGGTCTTCGCGACGACCTCGCCCTTGCGCGTGGCGGCCAGCTCGCGCTCCACAGTCTCGCGGCGCTCGCGCTCCTTCTTCAGGATCTCTTCGTGCCGTGACAGCGGGATGCGCGTGTCCTTCTTGCTGTCCTTCTTGTCGTCCTTCTCACCTTCGCCTTCGCCCTTACCCTCGGCCGCGGCCTTCTCGGCGGCAGCCTTGTCGGTCACGGCCTTCTCAGCTTCGGCCTTCTCGGTCTCTTCCTTCTTCGCTGCGGCCGTGACCTTGTCGGCCTCGGCCTTATCGGCCGAGGCCTTCAGAGCAGCAGCGTCGTCGTCGGTCGGCGTCCAGTCGTCGCCGCGGTCGACGGTGCCACCCCCACCACCGCTCTCACCGCCCGTTTCGGGCGCCATGAAGCGGCGGAAGATTGGGTGTAGGCGGTTGAAGATCATTGACGCACTCCTTGGGCTTGGCTGGGTTGGGGTTTTGGTTGGGAGGCAGCTGCAGCGGCTGCCATGCGGTCGGACTCAGCCTTGTCGGCCTGGGCCTTCTGCTTGAGCTGCAAGTCGAAATTCATCTCGCGCACGCGCAGGCCGAATTCGCGCTCCTGCATGACCTTCTCGTGCTCGAACTTCTGGACGTCGAGCTGCATGTCGGCTTGCGCCTTCACGAGGGCCGCACCGCCGTCGCCGGCCTCCTCGATCGGCGTGGCGGCCTCCTTCTGGGCGGTGACCTGTTCCTTGACGGCCTTGGCGGCCTTCAGGTTGGCGTCGGCATGCTTGGCCTTGGCCTCGCCCTCGACCTTGGCGACTTCGGCCTCCTGGCCACGGCGTGCAAGGGCAGCCTGGGCTTGCGCCTCCGGGCTCGCCTGGTCGCCCTCCATCTGCCGGAGGATGTCGCCCTTGTTGAGCAAGCGACTGTTCGTGATGAGCACCGAGTCCGGGAGCGCGACGCCGACCTCGCGCAGCGCCATACCCTGTTCGAACTGGCTGTCTTCGAGGGTCTCGCGTTGCGGCACGGAGCTGATGACCACGTCGTACTCGCCGAGGGTCAGGTCGTTCACGATCGTGCCGGCGGCGGTGGCCTGGTTGATCGTGATGGACTCGCTCTCGCCGGTGACCTTGTCCTTCGTGATCGTCAGGATGCGTTCTTCGGTGTAGAACTCCTGCACCAGGTCCAGGATGTTGCGAGCGAGCATGAAGTCGCTGCGCACGAGGCTGTCAAGCGGCTTGGCCAGGTTCGTCTGGGAAGCCTGGCGCTTGGTCTGGATCGCCTTGGCGGCCACGTCCTCGCGGTCGAAGCCCTGCTGGCTGTCGGAAACGCCAGAGATGCTCTTGATGTGCTCTTCGGCCTTGTACGAGATGCGGTCCAGGCCGGTCGGAACGGTGTTCGGGGCAATCTTGACGATGTCCTTTTCCGGGTCACCGTTCGTCTCGATGACCAGGCCGGTCTCAGCGCCGCGCGCTTCGAGTTCCTCCGGCGTCATGTTCGTCAACGCGCCGGTCTTCACCTTCCAGCCGCTGTTCGCCGTCGTGTTGACGATGTGCAGCTCCTGGGAGGACGTTTTGTTGAGCAGCTCCTGCGAGCCCAGCAGGTTCTCGACCAGGCCGACGGTGGTGCCGCGGCGGAAGTACGGGAAGTACGGCACCGGTGTGAAGTGCTTGTACGGGCTCCAGTCGTCGTGCAGGCACACGTTGTCGGCACAGGCCGTCCAACGGATGCGACTGACCAGCTTGGTGGTCACCGCGAAGCCGAACTTCTCGACGAACCAGGCGATGCGGTTGCGGTCGAAGTCGGTCGGGATGGGCCGCATCTCGCCCGTGGCGCGCTCGACGAAGTGCTTCTGCTTGTCGAGCATCTTGTGCTGCCGCTCGATCAGCCGGATGTTCCGCACGACGTTGCTGTAGTCGTGGCCCGCGCCACCGTAGCCGGCACCCTGCAGCGAGCCGAATCGGTCGATCCGGTCCTCGACGCTGTCGAAGCCGTACGGGCTCGACAACTCGCCCCGATTGCGCAGGTACTCGGCGTCCTCCGGGTTGTAGAGGGTCGCGATGTCGTCGGCGGTCAGCCACTTCGTGATGAACACCTCGCGCCAGGTGTCCGGGTCCGCCTCTTCAGCGTCCGGGTCCGGGATCACGTTCTTCGGGTTCAGCAGCGAGATGTCGACCTCGCCCTGCATGTTGTCCGTGAAGCGGATGCGCGCGTCGAGGTAGCCCCGGCTCGTGATCACGCCGTCGGCGAACATATCGGAGCGCTTCCAGTCGAGCTGGTTGTTGTCGCTGATCTGCTTGAAGACCTTGGTCAGCGCAGTGGCGACATCGTCAGCCGAGGCCCCCCGGGGCCGAAACGCGATCTCGCTGCGCTGGTAGATCTGCTCGCCCATCACGTTGGCCAGCGTGCTGATGATCTTGTTGATCGTCAGCGCGGGGCGCCGGGCGAGCTTCAGCGCCAGGCGGTCCTCGGCGGTCCACTGGTCACCGATGAAGAAGCGATCACAGAGCTGCGCCTTCTCGATGTAGCCCTGGTGGCCGTTGTCGCGGCAGAAGACGTAGCGGTCCCAGGTCTTGGCACACAGCTCGGTGTTGACGGGCATAAGGTGCTTTCAGATCAGCGATGGCCGCCGCAGCCGCAGGGCGGCTTGTTTGATGTGGGCGGCTCGATCACCGCCCGTTGAGCGGCGTCGAAGATGACGCCGAGGGTTGTGGTTGCGTCGGGGATGTGCAGCAGGCCGGTGTCAGCCATGCCGCGCAGCCAGAACACGAGTTGTTCCGGCGTCATGACGGCGGCGACGGGGATTGCCTGGAAGCGAACGTTCGGCTCCGCGGGAGCGGAGCCCTGGTCGCGGTAGAAGTTGCTCGGGGCCGGCATGCTGTCGCGGGCCAGGCTGTCTGTTATGCGGCCATGTGGCTCGCGCCCTTGGTACCCAGGCCCTTCAACTTGTCCCGCCATGACCCCATCTCCTTCTGTTTCGGTTTCTGGGGCGGCGCGCGGCCGACGGCCAGGTGTGTCATCCAAGCGAGCGCATCTACACAGTCGTCGTGCACGCCGGCCGGGAAGCGCAAGAGCTCTTGCCTGACCACGTCGTACCAATCGCCCTGCTCGTTGAAGCTGACCTTCCCCTGCTGCATCCGGCCCTGGAGGGGCCTGGCTCTAGCCAACTTGTCGGTCACTGGCGTTAGAACCGTGATCGACGGATAGAACCGCTCCTCCTGCATTCGCTTCTTGAGCAGGACGGCCATCGTCTTATAGATTTGCCCGTCCTCGAACCCTAGAACTAAGTTAGAACTGTACCACCGGCGACACAGCGAGAGGATCGCGTCCACGATGTAGAGGGCGTCGCCGCTCTTGAAGCGCAGCACCTCCGCGACGTGCAGCGTGTCGTCGTCGTCCTGAAGCCCGACGGCGCCCACGGTGTAGTCGTTCTGCTTCTTCTCGGTGATCGCGAAGTCGAAGGCGATGTAGACGTGCGCGCGCTTGATGGGCGGGATCTGGCCGCGGCGGAAGTGCTCCTTGAGGAAGTACGCGCCGTCGTCGGGGACCGGGTTCTGCTGATAGAGAGCGGACCAGAACCGGTTCGGGATCGTCTTCTTGATCCGTAGCAGCTTCTTGCGGTCGTAGCGTTCGGGGTGCAGTGCCTGGCCCTTGGCGCGCAGGAACTGCATCTTGCTCATGTCGTAGCCCAGGCCAGCAGCGCGGGACAGCGCGTGCACGGAGGCTTCGAGCGGGTCCTCGTAGTACGGCTCATGCATCGGCACGTCGATGCGCACGATCTCGTCCGTGATGGTGTCGATCCACTCATCATGCTCGGCGATGGCCGGGTACTTCACTACCTCGAACTGGTCGGCTTCGGGGTCCGCGGCCATGGCCATCTGCAGCCGGCCGGCCAGGTCGTCGTCGTGCCACCAGGTCTGGATCACCAGCACGCCGCCGCCGGGGGCGAGGCGGGTGTAGGCCGTCGAGCCGTACCAGTCCATAAGCTTCTCGCGCACGTCTGGGCTGTCGGCCTCCTCAGCGTTCTTGATCGGGTCGTCGATCAGCAGGACG